TGACAAGATAAATTGTTTATGGTATATTTCTGATACTATACAAGGAGGAAGTTACTATGAAAAAATTTATTTTGTTTCTGCTTATCTCTTTTTTCTCTATTCTTGTCGCTTGTTCCGGTGGAGGCGGCTCGGATGATACTGTTACCGATACTGCACCATCGGTAAAGCGTATTTACGGAAAGGCTGAAAAAGGGCCGCTCCAGAAAGGGGCTATAATTCAGGCCGCGCAGTGGACAGTTGCTACCGAATATACCGGATTAATATTCGTATCATCTACTACGGACAATGAAGGCGCGTATACCCTTGCCGGCTCTACGCTTTCAGGCATTCTTGACATTAGTGCCGATGGATTTTTTATTAACGAAAACACCGGCACGGTATCTGATAGCCGGATTGTTATTTCCGGTCTTGTGGATGCTAATGTCCAATCTGAAGGAAATATCAATATTGTTACCCATATTATAAAACTTAGGGTAATGGCTCTCATGCGGACTGGAAAAACATTTTCAGAGGCGAACAATCAGGCGATCACTGAGCTGTATGCTAAAATGAACTGGCAAGCGGAAAACCCTCTAAACACGTCAATATCTGAAAATGGAAAGCTGTTATTCTTGTCAGCAGCACTTTGCAAGAATAAAACGGTTGACCAGGTATCAAATCTGCTTACTGCTTTAACCGCCGATATGGAAGATGGTACAATTGATATTTCTGTACTCGACGATAGTTTCGCTGCAGTTGATTGCGATGAAGTGGAAAATGTAATTACTACCATGTACGGAGCAAGTCCAGACATTAACGATATACAAACAGATTTACTTGTATATCGAAACCTTTCTGCTCCGGTAATTATCAGGGTAGTTGATCCAGTTCCTGCTGGTGAATTCTATTATTTCACCGACACTAAATCTCTCTTCTATTTTCACGATCAATTACTATCGCAAATAACAATGCACGTTACGACATCGGAAACAGGACAGCCGGATGTATCACAAAATTTTAACTGTATTGATTTTTTCAAAATCGGCAACGTGATTTATTTTTCTGCAAACTATGACGGTACTGTTCGGTACTATTCGCAGGAGAACGGTGTTGTGTCAGAAATAGAGGCGCTCCCCGAAAAACCGGCTATTGCAAGAGTTGAAATGAATAACGGTCATTTCTCAATCACTTCGGGGTACTACGGGGAAATACCGATTTCAGATACCATGAATATCACCGCAGGAAGCGGAACGTGGAGAAATATAATGGTGAATAATTATCATTATTGTACATTCTCATCGTTCCTCGGAATGTTCATCGAAGTTCATGATGATGAAGTGATTGCAAGAGAATCCGGGCTTTATTTTTGGCAGGAATCATTAAAGTCTACCATCAAAGTCAAAGACTCTGGTAGAATGTGGAAATAGGGAGGTGATGTGAAACTATGGAGGATGTGATAAGCGTAAATAATCCTCTTACTAATAAAGCCCCTCAATACTGAGGGGCTTTATTATTATACTTCCCTGAGAACTACGATATACGCAACGCCTACAGTATATGACCTGTCGCGGGTGTTCGATTCTATTCGCGGTGTGCCGTGGTTGCCGTCGCTCATTGCCTTGACAAGAGCAGCATCACCCTGTTTAGCGGAATTGTAATATACCATTGTTCCATTTGCCAACGCAGTATTTTGTGGGATATTATTTGGAGATGCGCCATAACCATAGTATGTCGTCCCGCCGACCTCCACTCCGCTTTGCCAACCCTGCCCCGCATCTTCCTGCACGCCGCCAACCGCCTCAGTAAGACCGCTTAGAGCAGTATCGACTGATCGCAAAAGCCTTCCGGTAACATCCGGCAAGGTTCTGATTCCGAGTGCTTCAGGCGCAAGTGTATCAAGCGCAAAATACTCATTTGACCCGTCGGGATCGAATATGTATTCAAGATCAGTGTCGGTCGTTATCTGACTTCCGTCAAGGTGAACCTTGTACGCTTCAAATGACTTCCCGCCTTTCGTGTAGTATCCCAAAAAATGCTGCTGCTGATATGCGCCGTTTCTTATGTTGTCAACATTTGTGAGACCTGCACTTATCGGCTTCGAGTCCTGGAACTGTGTACAGATTTCATTCCACGATGGCGCAATCCTCCAGTGGTTCGGGGACGTTATCGGGTTATTTCCGGTATTCGTACCGACCAGTGAAACGTATTGATCGCCGTCAATCCACACCGCGTCTTCGGCATCGTATTCTACGGTTGCGCTCCACTCATTCCATTCAGGATCGTTTTTTTGATACACATAATCATGCACAAGCGTATCTTCCGCTTCACTTGCCCATGTACTTTTTCGGTCAATGTTTCGTATCAAGGCATCGGTGATAGTAGTAGTTGCCGCCCCGACATCAATTTCAGCAAGTTTAAACCATGCATTTGTTCCGGTATATTTATATTTATACACCCCGCCTGAGCTTACTCCGAAAATTGTCTGTAGTGCATCTTTATCAGGATCGGTAACAGGTGGTTTAATGGTGAAGGCACTGCTCCCACCGTCACCCGAACCCGTAAGGACTACAACGTTACCACCTCCGGTCGATGCCATTACGCGCCCGACCGCTGCGTTTATTGCAGCAATTATTTCACCACGGGTAGTAGCGTTCGGGACCGCGCCCCGGCAGTCTATCTCTTGGAACGACCCATCTTCACCGTCAGATAAATTGATTAAATATTCTGCGGAAAGGTCAATTGTTCCGGCTATCGCTACCGTTCCTGTAAGTGTTGCCGATGTCGCCGCAGTCGGTGTTGTTGTACCAGTCTGCTTTCTGGCAAGTAAGTAATATTTTATGTCTCTTTTGATTTCTTTGTTTGTAATAATTACAGAACTGCCGCCCGTACCTGTCGCTACTGTACCGATCTGAGAATAGTCGGTCTTGTCAGATACCGTTTTTATCTGCGCTTCGATTATATCAATACGCGGTGCGCCACTTGCCGCGTCAAGGGTTACTGTCTGGTTTGTTGTTTGAATGCACCCGATTACATCATACGACCGCTGATAACAGCATCCCGTAGGAACCACAACCGTCATTCCCGAACTTGCAGCGACCCTTAAACCGTTTCCAGTTATAAGCACTTTCCCCTCGTCAAACAGTCCGCATTTCGCGGATGTTCCCAAGTTTCTATATGACAAGTCCCCGATCCTCTTAAGGACCTCATCGGACTCTATTTGCTGACCTTCTGTGTGGTTCGCGGTTCTGAAATCTCTCATATCATATACCTATGTCGTGTATGTTATTTGCAGCTTGTAATCAATCCCTGCTGCAAGCACTTTGTCTAAAATATCCTGAATTGTATAAATATCTGATGACAATGTATTGTACAGTGTTATTTTTATCGTAAAAAATGAGCTTGAATAATTTTCAGCAACAGCAGGAAGAACAAACACGTACCCGGTCCCGTAAGGATTTGCTGCCTTATCCGCTATGTATACATCCGCAAAAGAAAAATCAGCGTATGCACTTTCCGATACGATGTTAGTTATTTCAGGCTCCTGCGATGAATACGGTCTGAGTGAAAATATAATGGAAGCCCTTGATACTTTCTGTTGAAAAACCGTTGCGATAGTACGCTGTACCCATTGCACGTCGGATTCATCTTCAAGCTGAAGGCTGCTGAAAAAAGTTTCAAGTTGATACCGCAAGAATTCGCCGCTTGCCTGGTCAATATAAAGTTGTTTCAACAAATCAATAGAAAGCCTTCGCAGGTATTCTATCATATTCGTAATCGCACCGGCATCAATGTCTGTAATATCTGTTATTGACTCCGGAATAGTTCCGTCTTTATCGCAGACAACCGCCCTGTATATCGAATCATCTTCGGTATTAAATAACGCATCCAGCTCATTATTTATTCTATCTGTTATCATTTATACGCTCGTCGCTACCGTTGCCGTAACCGTTACTGTACCGCCGGTCCCTGCTCCGGTTTTTGCGAATTCGTCTTCGTCTATTGAAACATTCGCCAAAGGACTTGTTACCACAAGGTCATACGCCGCCGCATTTGAGTTTTTCCCGACACGTATTATTTCGCTCAGAAGAACATCCTGACCTAACGCACGAGTATTCACATACTGCTCAACTGCTGTTTGTACATCGGTTTTTATTTCTGTAAGGTCTACGCTTACCGCTGGCAAGCGATAGACTGTTATACCGATATCCACGGGAACGATTGTTGGAGCGGAGATATTGTATGCAATTCCTTCGGTGTTTTTACCAGGGTAATTAAAAAGATCGTCGGGATCGCCATACAGGACCAATTCGATTTCATCAAGCAGGTCAGCACTGATTGTACCGCTACCATCATCGACAAGAATTGTATTCACGCCCTTGAACGGATACGATGTCCGCATCCCGACTGATCGGACTCCGGTAATTGCCCGTAGTGCGGCTTCAATTCCTGACTTTGTGCCTGCATTCAGTGAGTTTACTGTTTCAGAAAATCGTGTAGCCCTTGCCGCGTCAGTTTCCTCGGCAGCACCACCTGAAAATGCGCTGTCATTTACAACGTGCTCAATTCCCTCAAGCTGTGAAGCGATGTATCCCTTCCCATCAATTGTATCAATCGCATTTGCTGAAATGTTTCCAGCAGCACCGACAGTCTGACATTCCGCTGCAATCTGTACGCCTGTTTCACCTGCTGCCACCGTACCGTCGGCGGTCGTTGAAAATATCATATTATCAACAGATACCGAAAACCCCGTAGGGACTGGCACTTCTTCAGCGGACGATGCAGTAATATCAAGTCCTTCAGCATATAGATAATTCAGCGCACCCACAACCTCTTTTGACGTATATTGATACAAGCTGCTTGAACTCATATTGGTAACAAGTGTAGCCTCCCAATTCGCAAGCGCATCAATTGCCGTAACAAGATCGTCAGCAGTCGGGTATGTCGCATAGTCGAAGGAAAACGCATCCCCTGGCGCGCCGACAACAGCACTTGACATAATAAGTGATGTCGATGTTATCAGTGCAGAAGTTCCCGCCCCGGTGTATTTAACCCACATAGCCGGAAGCCGGTACGGTCTTAGAAATCCGTTTGAAGAAACCGCTGCGGTTTTTGTGAAGCCAAAACCTTGATATAGCGCAATCGGAATTGCATTGAAAATAGCCTCTTTAAAGTCAAAAGATATCGTTGATGAGACATCGGCAACAGCTTCCAACAATGCTTTTATTTTCGACCCATCGTTAAAATCGGTCAACCCTACAGCTTTAGCAAGCAGGATAAGTCTTTGAATCGTATATAATTGTTCCGCAGTATATATTTTCAGTATATCAGCCATTGACAACGACCTCTCTGTATTGCTCCGTACCGACAAAAAATACAGTATACGGAACTGATATTGTTTCACCTTTCCATACAAGTTTATCAAGGTTTATTTTGACTGATTCAACTCGCGGATCAGCTTGTATCTGACCGACCTTATCTTCAAGGTATCTATCTATTTTCACAAAAAGCGGAGCGTTACTGTCATCAATCGAAATTGACCCCCAACTCGGACTGAATACGTTCAGACTGCCTTTCGGATTTTCGATCCTGTTTGTGATATTATCGTATACGTTCTGCACTCCGGAGCGACCCAACAAATCACCCCGCGCAGAAATTAACAATTCTCCATTCGCACCAAGCGCAAGATCGCTTCCGTACAGAAACTCTTCAGGATTTGCGGGATCATTACTGTATACAAGATTATCATCACCACGGGAAATTGAAGACAATAGCACTGGAATTTTTATTTTTGTGCCGACAAGAGAACCGTCTATAAAATCACTTTCTGAAATATCGTTTATTTTCAAAATACTTGTAAACTGCTCAGGATCATCCATTTCGCGCAATGCTATAATTCGCGGTGTATCGCCATCCATCACGGTGTAGTATTTGAAATTTACTGAATTTTCGACCTTGTTTTCGTCAGTAGAATCAAATTGTTCTGTAGTGAGTGTGTATTCGTCAGCGTTTGAGTAGTACCGTATTTCGGGATTGACGACGATAGTGTTCAGCGTTCCTATTATCTGCTTATTGTACATCGCAACTTTCTGAAGAGAGTTGTAAAATGATAGAACGTCAAAATCAAGGACCTCATCTATCGTAAACGTTCCTGCTGCGTATTGTGTCTGCTGCGCTTCTGACAGGAACGTGTCGATAAATGAATCTTTTGCCATATTTACTGCATCTTGTAATTGAGTAGAA